GGTGAGGAGGCCAATTGGCCCGCCGGCTAGCGCCATTAGACCTGCTGAAGCCCGGGCGCCAAGCGACTGTGCGGCATTCAGGCGCACCTGCGCTGCGTTTTGCGCCACGACAGCAGCCGTGTCGGCCTCGCGCAGCGTTGTCAGCCTGGCCTGGCCGGCTGCAAGCTGACCCTGAATAAGCACCTCTTGCCCAGCCGCCTGACTAAGGGCGCGCTCTGCCGCCGCTTGCTGCAATGTGATCGCAGCCTCTGTCCTGCGAATTTCAGCCAGCCGGGTAAGGGACTGCTGGCGACCAACATCATTGATCTGGGCTTGGAGGCGCTTAGCCTCCAGTGCGCGATCTGCGGCCAGCTGCTGTTGAACTGCCTGAAGTTGGGCCACGGTATTGGCCTGGGCAGCTCTTGCGGCTGATGTCTCTGCCAGGGATCGCTGAGTCACAGCTACAGCTGCGGCCTCTTCAGCCATAGCCTTACGCGAAGCCTGCGCAGCTGCGGCTGTCGACGCCACCTCTGCCTGTTTCTCTACGATAACCTGCTGCTGCGTGGCTGCGATTTCCGCATACCTTGCCTTGGTAGCTGCAGCAAGAGATACGACAAGTCCGGTACCGACCCTGGCAGCATATGCGCCCGTGATCGCCATCAGTGCATCGGTGTTCTCGGCTACGGTCTTCAGGCCATCGCCACCGACCGCCACCAGACTTCCGAGAGCATTGGCAATGCTCTGGATACCTATGACCACTTCAGGCTTGGCGAGCGAGCTGGCCAGGGCGTCTACCGAGCTCACTACCGGGTCTACGTTGATCTGACCGATTGCAGCAAGGAAGTTGTTCTTGAGCGCCTGCGAAGCTTGCTCAAACGTCCGTGGCATCTTCGCCAGTTCGGCGTTGAGCGACGTCAGTGATTTGAGAAGGGCATTGGTTACAACATCGCCGGTGATCTTGCCGTCTGCTGCAAGCTGGCGAATCTGGCCGTTGGTCACGCCCAGGTAGTCGGCCAAGGCGCGGGTAATCCTCGGGCCTTGCTCCATGACACTGTTCAGTTCTTCGCCGCGGAGAGTCCCGGAAGCCAGGCCCTGGGAAAGCTGAATGGCACCGTTCGAGGCCTCTTGCATCGTTGCTCCGGAGATCACGAACGCCTTGTTGAGCGCGTCAGTGACGTTGAGCATTTGTTCTTGCGTGTACCCGGCGCCGCGCGTGGCGTTAGCCAGCCGCGTGTACAGCGAAACAGTGGACTGAAGCGAGCTACCGGTGTTGTTGGCCATGGCCAGCAGCTTCTGGAACGACTCATTAGCGTTCTGCGATGAGGTGCTCACGAGAGCCAAGGAGCCCTGCATGTTCTTGAATGCGTCCGTCATGCGCAGAACTTCGCGGGTGATAGCCCCTATCCCAAGGGCAGCAAGCGCACTGCCAGCTGCGCGAGCAGCAGTTCCAAGCCCGCGAACATTGACCGTAGCCTCGCCGCCGGCATCACTCAAGCTATTGAGGCTGGTCCGAAGCTGATCGATCTGCTGCCGTGCGTTCCGCGAATCGATGACTATCGCGAGGCGGGATTCCTGAGCCATGCCTTTCTCCGGGCGTAAAAAAACCCGCTCGGCGGGCTATCGTTTTTTCGGCGGTGCTTTGGGCTTGGCGCTCTCTTGCTGCTCGTCCCAATGCCGCCTGAACTCGTCATCTAGCGCGAATATCGAGGCGTCGAACTCATCCCGGCAAATTGCCGAGGGGTACCGCTCCAGATACTGACCGATGATTGCTGGCGAGATCGGGGCGGGTGCTCCAACCATTCCGACATACTGTCGAGATCTCCCAATGTGGCCGTAGGCCTCAAGGATCTCGGCGGTGACCGGGTCAATTTCAGGTTCAGGAGGAACAGGCTCTACGCCTTTAAGACGCTCTCTCTTCCAGCGGGCTTTCTCGTTCGCCTCCCCCGCCCAGTCTCGCCCCCAGCAGTAGGCTTCAACGGCTTTTTTGCAGTCTCTTTGGCCCGCTCCTCAGCCCGCGTGGCGATATCAGAAGCCACCTGCAGGGCAGTGAAGTAGACGTCTGGACGCTGGGCAATGAGTAGCTTTCCGCGCTCCTTGGTGTAGGGCGTGTCCACGCCCGGCTGCTCAGCCTCTTCCACCCCTTCCCAGCCGAGAATGATGTGCTTGCACACCAGATCGACCAGCATGTCATCCATGCTTTCAATGTCCTGGATTTCGGCGTTCGCCGGGTCGAAACCTTCGGTGCCAACGCCATAGCGAGAATCGACAATAGCCTGGTGCCGCTGGATCAGCGCGTGGTGAGACTTGAACTTCGGATTGCCCGCCGATCCGACCTTGATCCTCACGCCTGGGGCAATTTCCACCCACCGCGTGCCTTCAAGGTCCAACTTCGGGGCCTGGGAAATGACAAGAGCCATGGTATTCCTCTGCGGTAAAAGGCCCGACGCACACCGCAGGGCGCGCCGGGCAAAGGATTAAGCGGTAACCGTAATGGTCGCAGTGCCGCTCTTGGTCGGATCTGCTGCGCTGGTCGCAGTGATGGTGGCAGTGCCGACGGCAACAGCCGTGACCAGTCCGGTCTGGCTGACAGTCGCCTTGGTAGCGTCAGAGCTGGACCAGGTGACCTGCTGACTCGCACCAACAGGAGCGACCAGCACCTCCAGATCTCGAGTCTGGCCGACTGCAACGCTGGCAGTGGTCGGCGACACGGTCACGGTGCTTACAGTGATCGGAGCCGGCGTGCGGGTGATTGTTGGCGGCACGCGGCGACCGGTGTAGCTCAACTCGACCTGGATGATGTCGGTGGCGCCACCGTCAGGCCAATCACCACTGACCTCCATCTCCGGCAGCTTGAAGGTGTAGCCCCCATCTGCGTTGTTCAGCGTGAACTCAAAACTCAGTGCGCTGCTGGTTTGCTGCGCCTTCCAGAATTCATACGCCTTTTTTGACCAACTGATCGTGATCGATCCCGACGGGGTGAAGATGGTAGGGATAATGTTGCCAGGGAACGGGTTGCCATTACCGATGCAGCGCTGGGTCTGCACGCCGTTGTCGAACTGCAGGTTGAAGCTATCGACGCAGGCGTTGTCCTCGCCAAGCTGCTCACCATTGATTTTAAGGCCGCTCACGTCCTTGAAGCCGTAGCGGCGCTGCTTTGCCTCTGCCTGCGGATTGACGATAAACGAGGTGTTGTCGGCCTTGTCCTGCCACGACGTGGCGGCAAAGGTGGTGGTGACCGTGATCTCGTTATCACTCGGGATCTCGAAGTTCATCGTGGCGACTTGTGCACCGCGCGCGATCGCTGCCACCCCGATGTCGCTGGCGTAGGAGCCAATCGAGAAGGTGATGCGCTGGTTGCCCATAGTCAGCTGGTTTCCGACCCAGTCCGCACCGAAGCACGAGGCCATGAAGTCGTCCAGCGCGCCGTAACGCAGCTTGGTCTCTACGTCGCCGCCGACGTCTACAGTGGTCTGGGTGGTGCCCTGAGCCATGCGGTCGATGCCGATCTCGTTGTTCTCTTCGCTGTTGTAGGTCGGCAGAAGGCCGAAGCTGACTCGAGTCAGCACGTTCCAGTTGCCTGCCGGGGTAACCCCTGGGGTCACCTCACGTTTCCAGGCGGTTGATACCTTGGCACCACTGGACATGGGGTATTTCTCCTATCAGTAGGCGTAAAAAAACCGCCTTGTGGCGGTGCATTGGTTGGGCTTGGATCAGGCCGCGTCGAGCCCAAGGGTCATTTGTAACTGGTCGCGCCAGTATTCGACCTGATGCTCTAGGCCTGGCTTCTTGTTGCGCCAGCTGGCCAGCTCACGACCGCTCAGGCTTGCAACGGCCTTCGCGTCGTCAAGGGCACGGCAGGCGCGGTCAAATTGCTGCTTCTCGTTCAGTTCGCCGCGTAGCAGAGCGTCAATGTGCAGGTCGGCCCATACGGCGAAGTCGTCGTCGAGCCAGCGAGCGAACGCAACGGCCAGCTTTGGGTGGAGCCAGGTACCCTGACCCTTGCCGCCCTTCACTGCCTCGACAAGACCGAAGTGAGATTTTCCCACTTCGGTGTCCAGGCCCAGTGCTCTCGCCAGAGCCTTTAGGTAGCTGATGCTTGCGGGCAGGCGAAGCCAATCGACCGGGCGCTTGCCGAAGCGCTTGGCTATGTCCGTGGCGTTGATCCAGCCGTCGCTGTTGAAACGCACGGCTTTGCCTTGGTAGTGAAACGGAATGACGTTGCTCTCGATCATCTGTGACACCTCGTTCATCAGGCGAATAGAAACGCAGCCGGGGCGGACGGATGAACGAACATCCACCGTTCGGCTGTACGGGCCTAGGCTGCGTGTTTTGTTGCCTTGCGGCAGAAATTGAGGGCTCAGTAGGCCCGGTATGGAACCCGGACGTTGACCTGGTACCAGTTGTTGCCGTCGTCGCCGATCGTGCTGGCCGAGGCCGCGTAGCACTCAAACGGCCCGGTCGGGTCGCTGTAGAACTCGAAGTGCTGCACCAGAGTGTCGGCGGCTTTGGTGATGGCCAGCGTTCCCTTGTAGCTGGGCACGAACAGCTGAATCATGATGATGCCGGTTCGGCGCACGCAGGGGCCGATCCCGGTCTCTGGTGCACTGGAAAGGCCGGGCACATCCGCCAGCCTGGCCCAGATGTCTTTGCCGGCTGGGCTGAACGGGCCCTTGGGGTTGTTCGGGTAGTCCACAGCGTCGGCGGCAATTCCCGCCCACTGCGTCATGCGGCCAGTGACGATGGCCCGGATCTGTTCGAAGGTCATGTCCTGTAGGCCTCGGCGACGCCATTGAACGACACCGCATAAATGCCGGCAGGCGCCTGCTGGGAATGGCCATCCTCAAGCGGTACTGCATACGGCAGGTTGTTTTGTATGAAGACCTGCGTGTACGGCTCCAGGCCGGAAACCGCTCGGGCACCGTTCTGGATGGTCTCAGCGCCAGTTGGGTCGACGTTCACGGTGCTGGTGTAGACCGGAGCTCCCACGCTGACGATGTTGTTGCCACGGAAGCGCCCGGTGTCTACCGGAGACCGCAGGACGATCTCGTTGAGCATCGCAATAGCGATGACGCGCACGCGCTGGCTAAGCTGTTCCTCTACAACCCCAGCGAAAAGGCTTGGCGGGGTGCTCCAGCCTCGTTTGGCCATGGCTATTTCCTCAGCTGGATCTCGTAGTGTGCCTTGGCTGGGTCGATGCCAGGACTGATGATGCGATAGACCACCGGCTCGCCCGTGATCAGGTCGTTGGCGGTGATTTCATGGCCTACCGCCGGCTTGTCCGTGACCTCGTTGGCCAGGCAGATCAGCAGCACATCCCCCACCAGGATGTTGATGTTGTCGATCCGGCGGCTGTCGTAGCTGTCGAACACGCCGCGCCCGTTGTAGGTCACCGGCTGGGACGTGCTGGACTCGCTCACTGGGTCCCAATCGCCTGGCCCCATGTAGGAGCCGGTGAATGGGAAAACAGCATCGGCCAGATCGTCGTCGAACGCGGCGGCCAAGTCGGCCTTGACTTCGTCTCGCAAGCCCATGGCTACCCCCTGTTCACAGCAAAGGTGAACGGATTGCAGCGCCATGGCGATACCAGGGCCAGGGCGAACTGCACGCCCTCAGGCTGCGCGCCTGCGCTGGTACGGTCGAGCGCGGCATAGGTGCGGCTGGTCGATACCGATCCGGCCTTCACGCTCTTCGCTTCGAGTGAACCCTCGGTCTGCTGCTGGTACAGCTGGCCCGCGGATGCTACCAGAGCCAGCTGGGCCCCGGCCTGCTTCACCTCCTCCGGTACGGCATCCATGTCGATGCCGCACAGGCGGAGCGAGGTGAGGTATGCGTTGGCCTGCGCTACCGCCATGGCCTTCTTGTCGTCGGGCGCCCAGGTCGGGCCCAGAATGGCATCGACGTCCGCGACGGTGATGTAGGTAGCCATCAGGCCTCCGCTGAAATGAGTGGGGCCGAAGCCCCGGTGTTACTTGGCGCTGGACTTGCTGGTTTTGGTGGTTTCGGTCTTCTCGGTGCCAGCACCATTGCCATGCGCGCCTTCGTTGTCCTGCTCGGTCAGCACGCTTTCAACGCCGCCCGTCTCGCCCACCGTCTTGGGGCCAACGGTGATGTTCCCGGCCGTGCCGCCAAAGCCCCAGCGAGCCTTGTTGTTCGGATCGATGTGCTTGTCTTCTGCGAGTTCCATGGTGATGTCCTCGAAAGGGCTCTGTTACGAGCCCAGGGTGGAAGTGATGAACGCCAGCGGCACCTGCTTGCGCGACCACTTGCGCTGCCAGTTGGTGGCCAGGGCCAGGTCGGACCAGTTCGCCGATACCGGGCGGGTGGTGCCTGGGGTGCCGGTGATGGTCGCCGACAG